GCATGGACTAAAAAGGAAGTGAATGCTCTTTTGGCGGGAGACTCACTTGGGACTTATATATCCACTGATAAATCCCCTAGAACCTCTATTGCCCAATGCTGCCAGTATTGGGTAGAAGTGGAATATGAGCCACGAAAACCGAAATATATAATATTTTAGGAATAAGGCTGTAAATGGACAACATTATCGCATATCGCGCAAAAGGTTTTTTTCTAATGGACGGCACGATTTTGGCCGGCGGCAACGCGCCCGCTGGTGTAACCACACTGCCGGTCAGCGCGATTGGCTATTCCTGGTTTACCTGCCATGGAAGTCATACCGCCAATGGCCTGGAAGGAATTAACCGCCGCGGCTTTTGCGCCAAAGAAGGAGAAGACGGCACGCCCACTATAGACGATCATGTGGTTTGGGAAGAAGGATTGTTTTTTGATGAAGCATACAGCCTGCAAATCACCGGCCTAAAACCGGACACGCCGTATCGCGTGGCCGCCGTCGTGGAAAAATTCGAAAATTATTTTTACGGCGAGCCATTGACCATAAGTCCGCGGACAACCTATATGCGCGCCACACCGGTAAACATATGCGGCGCCTGCCGCGCGATATTTATGGCCGATCAGGGCATACAAGACGCTGATACATGCCCAAACTGCGGCGCCGCGCAAACCACACGCCGTAAACAAAAAACAATAAAATAAGGAGATTAAAAAAATGAAAGCAGAAACCGCCCCAGCATCCCCCGCGAAAAAAGAAGCGCAAAACACAGATATTTCCTTTCGCTTCGGTAAGGAAAGCAAAATCAAACCATCCGGGCTGGAGAAACTTACCATTGACCAGGATATGACGATCACGCTCAAAGGGAAACTGATCAGTTTTTCCAAAGGCGATCCCTGGGACGAAGCCACGCGCTTCACGTTGCGGCTTTCCGCCTGCGAAATTCTGCCCACAGAAGCGGCCGCAGCGAGTCTCGATGCGGCAATCCGCGCCGCAAAACAAAACCTGAAAAAAATGGAGAAATAAGCCATGATCGGCCTTCGCCTTTTACAAGAATTTCTAGACGGCATCGACACGAAAGAATTTTCCGAAGCATACATCACCAAAAAACGCGCCTATGAATGCCTGGATCTGGCCGCCTGCATCTTTGCCCGCGACACCCGCGCACTCAAACGCGAAACGGAAATCACGACCGCGGCGGAGCAGCAGGAATATCCCCTGCCTCCGTCCTTTATCGACCTATATATGCGCGACGCCGACGATAATTTTTTTGTGCGCTATACCGGGGACAATAATATTATATCCTGGCCGATACAAATCCCGCCTGATTATATCTACCTCATGCACGAAACCACCCCGCAGGATTATCCGCCGCATTTTAGCATCGAAGACGTCCACGCCGAGCAGGCGTTAATCACTGGCGCGGCAACATCGCCCGGCGCGGCGGCAAACGGCCGATCGATACTGGAAGACTCAACAAAGAATTTTCTCACCACCAACCGCGTCTGCCCCCGCGACCGAATATACAATAATACCGCCGGCGCGGAAGGAATGGTTTTATCCGTAATCGACGCGACGCATCTCTACACCGCGCTGTTTTCCGGGAACAACATTGAGGAGTGGGATGCCTCGGACACTTATACCATTATACCCGCCACCGCAGCCCTGATCAAACTGGCATATCCATCTCTTACCGCCGGGCACAAAATAGCCGTGCCCTATGTGAGCCTGCCGTCACCGGTTTTTTGGGATTTAGGCGCATGGACTTACCCGGAACGGGTATGCAAGGCCATTACTTCCGGCGCCGCGGCGCTGTTTAAGACGGGTAAAACGGAATATCAGGAAGCGCAATCGCTGGGCAATCTTTTTGACGCCGAAGTGCTCCGCTACAAAATCGAACAGGGAGCAAAAACTCTAAAACAGAAATCCGGCCGCGGCCGTTACAGGTGGTAAAACACTATGTCCACAGAGGAAACCCCCAGGCCGAATAAAGATTTTGATTTTACGGGCAAATGGCTCCCATCGCTGCACCCGCTGCGCATCGGCGGCAAAAATTATACATCCTTGTCCAATTACGAAATAACCCGCAACGGTCTGGCCGCCGGCATGGGATACAGCGCCATCGCCGCCAATATGGGCGATAATGTTCTGCGCGCGCAGACCGCAATCCATCTACGCACACCCGATAAGCGCCGCTCGATACTGCTGGCGCAGGTATCCGAACAAACCCCCTCCGGCACGCCGGCAACTTCCATCTTGCAGCAAATAGCCGACACGGACAATGACGATATCCCCGCGCCCAAAACGTTTGAATCCGCGCGGCTGCACTACGACGCCGACGGCGCCGGCCAGGGCCGCTTTGCCTACTGGCCGCGCAACCATATCGCCTATTGCAACAGCAAGGAAACCCTGATTTACGCCGGCCCGGAAATGCCCCCGGCAAAAATAATTTTTTCCGATTCGTTCGCATCCGACCCGCTGGTTAATCCCATCGATCAGACCGAGGCGCTTACCAACTCGCTGAACTCTCCGGGCAACGCCGTCCGGTTTTTTTCTTACATCGACACCGACACATCGCTTCTTTTGACCTACGACGGCGCCGACGGGCAGACAACCTTAACGGACAAATCCTGCCTGGGCCACACGGTTACGCGCATTGGCAACGCCTGCCTCTCCCGCGCATATAAAAAGTTCGGTTCCGCTTCCGGTTATTTTCCCGGCGCCGGCGGCTGGTCTATCCCCGCGCACGCCGCGTTTTCCTTCGCCGAGGGCGATTTTACGATTGACCAGCAAACTATGCTCCGGGACACATCGAAATCGCAACCAATCATGGAAGCCTACAAAGACGCGGATAACTACTGGCTGTGGGAATATATATACGCCGCCGAAGCATACATTTTAAAATACCGCATGCGTTTTATCGCCGTTGCCGGCGGCACTACCGTGGCAGAATATTTATATTATCTGACTGACGCTCAGGCGCTATTGCTGGCAAATTCATTTGTTCACCTGGAATTGTGCCGCACCGGCGGCAGTATCCGTTTCTTTGTTGCCGGCAAACGGATAACCGCCGGTGCGGAAGTAGTGGTAACAGCGATAGGAACAAGAAGCATGCCCACCATCAACGCTGGCGCCCTGCGCATCGGCACCACCAACGCGGGCGCGTTTGCCAAAACAGCGTATTACGACAATACGCGCATCACTACCGGACTAGCCAGACACCTAACAAATTTTACCCCACCCACCGCGCCTTACGCCTTCGGACACGCCTGCCTCAGCATTTATACACTGCGGCCAATCCAGGGCGTTAAAATATATGTGTCAGATCCCAATACCACGACCGCCCAAATCAACGGGCATCAATGGACGGGCACGAAATACGAAACATTAAGAACACTATCCGATCAGACCTACGGCCTGAGTAGCGCCGATGGCAGCGTGAGGTTTGCCTCTACGGTGGGATCAGCGCAGCCGCGCTTTGTCGGCGGCAATCTTTACTACGCTTATCGTTTTCAACTTTCCGCCGGCTCCGCGGAAATTTACCGCATCACCGTGGACGCGCCGCTGCAACCTCCGGTGGATTTGTGGGACGGCGTTTTACGCCCGGTGCAGCGCTTTAAATATTACAAAGGCACAAAATGGTATGACGCCACAATTCCCGTGCAGGAAGAAACGCCCTCCGGCGCCGAAGGACACGCTGTGTATGTCGCCGATGTCGGGCTAATGACCGCGAATGAACATATCGAATTCGACACCACGGAACAAATCTGTGCCGTAAAAATAACGATGTATAAACGGGAAACCGCCGATAAAGTGAACATTCTGGCCTCACAAATGAAATTGTATTGCTGGATGGGCACCGACTATGATGAAGTAACCGGACTGCAGGACGACACCAGCGTGGCCGGCAAAACGCTTAATCAGACCGGCTTTGTATCTTTTAACCCTTCACCCCCAGGATATGAAGTAAAAAAAGACGACGACGGCCAGCCTTTTTACCGCTACCGCATAAAATTTACCGCACAACTTTACGCTTCTGTCTGGATCGATAAGGTGGAAGTAGTGCCCGCGCCCCAAAATATGTTTCCCGCCTATAAATTCCCGTTTATGTTTCAAGGCCGGCCAATGCTTTGCGCCCGCATGGGCACCGCGGAACTCAACCGCGTCGATTACGGCATGGCTTACGCCACCGAAGGCTGGAACGGCGAACAAAGCTCTAACGGCGACGGCCGCGGCCCGCTATACATCGGCGATGGCGCGGAACTGACCTGCGCCGCGGAAATCTATAACCGGCTGGGAAGCTCCATTTTTACTTTCGCGCTGTTTTTTAAAAAAACGCAAATCCATATACTCCACGGCTATGACTTCGAAACCTATAAAATCTATCCGCTGGATACAAAAATAGGCTGTCCCGCGCCGGGCACACTCGACACCTCCACAATCCCCGAAAGCCCCCAGCAGCAATCCGCGCGCACCGTGGCCTGCTTTCTTTCCTTCTCCGGCCCTTATATATTTGACGCCGGCGGCATTCAGGCAATCCCCGGAATAGAATGTTACTTCGACGACCGTGACCCACGCTGTATCAATTTTGACGCCATCGATAAGGCCATCGGCTGGTTTTCACCCGGCGGCAAAAAATATAATCTGCAAATACCTTCCGGCGCCGGACAAACCGAAAATAACGTCTGGCTGGTCTATGATTTTGAAATGCAAAGCTGGTATCCTAAAACGCCTCCCGCCATTGCCGCGACTTCGCCCTATTTTTCCGCCGTCGCGCGCGTTTCCGCCGCCCACGGCCAGCACTACATTTACGGTTTCCAGCATAGTGCCAAAGTAATGCGCCTGGATCACGGCACGACCTATGACGGCCAGCCAATCGCCCAACACGTCGAAACAGGCGAAATTCTGCCCACCGATTCAATATGGGTAATTACCAAAGAACAACTTTTAAAAATAATCGGCCTGACCACCCCCGAACCCGGCGTG